CTTGATCAGATGTCATTGGCATTTCAGCGCCAACCATTCTAAGGAAACCATTTAAAGTTCTGTTTCCATATCTTTCTACCTCAGCTTCATATACTTCAGGTAGGTATTGTTGCACGAAGTCATTCGCACCACCGTTAAACGCTAGATAATTGTTTTGTAGCGCTAATTGAGTTTGAGAAGGTATAATGCTTCCAAACACAGGAGAAATTTGTCCCATAATTAATTATTTTGTTTTTTAGTTAAATTTTCTTGATTTTATCTTTAGTTTTGAAGAATCAAGACCGCTTATAGCTTTAACTTTTAATCCACCAACAAAAACTTCAGGATTAGGACTTGTCCTAGCCTCGTTTGTTATGTTTTTAGATTTAGCAACAAGATCTTTAGTAGCGTCGGATTTACCTTGCTCATAAAAATGTTGTGCAATTTTGTCAACGTTTTCAGCGGCATACATAGCCTTATGATAACCTTTAACATCACTTATATTACCTTTGTCATCTAAGAACTTCTTAATTGTATTGGAAATATCAGACTGTTTAGTTGCAACTTCACTAGGATTTTTAACTCCGTATCTAAATTTTTTTTCTCCTACACTGATGTCAAAACCTTTGAAATCATTAGAGAAATAATCATTAGTATTAGATTTAAAATTTTCATGTCGTTGTTGAGCTGTGTTTTGCTCTTCATTATAGCGATTGAAAAACTCCATAGCTTTTTGTTGGTCTTGTGTCGTACCAGGTCTCAACTTGATTTCCTCGTAGTATTGACTTTTTAAACCATTTAAATGCTTTTGAGCTTTAGCAACCTCTTCTTTATAGGCGAGTTTCGCTTTTCTTACGTCTCGCTCTTCATCAACTTCTTCATCAAAAGCAAAATTATCTTCAATCATAAAGTTAATTTCACTTGAATCTAAGTGTGATTTAGTTTGTTTGTAATACTCTCTTAATAAAGTATCATTATCTACATTAGAATAGTCAGCATTTAATCTAACATAATCTTCTAATGTTCCACCTGTTTCTTTCATAAAGTCTACAACTTTTTCGATGTTTTCAGGTAGTTTAGCTACTTCTCTTACCTCTTCAGGAGTTGGAGCAATAACTTTTTCTTCTATTTTTTCTCCTATTTCTTGTATTTGCTCTTCAACAATGTTTTCAATAGGTTTTACTTCTTCTTCTTTAATTTCAGAAACTGGGCTGGACTCTGATATTTGTTCGTCCACTTTAGGGCTATCTCCGGTTTGTTTGCCCACATCCACTTTCTCTGTTTCTCCGACTGGAATGGCATCTTTTTCTTGTTTTTTAGGTTTTGATAAATCGATTTTAATGACGTCATCTTTTACCAATTGTTTAGGCTTACGTTTAAGTTTAAACGTACCTTCTTGTTTTACTTCTTCTGACATAATATAATATAATATAAATTAATAAAATTTGGTTAAGTAGCAAATTGCTCTAACCCAAATCCACCTAAATTATCTTCAGCAGTGGATTCAAAATCTGTTGGTGATAAATCATTTTGTCTTTGGTTTATCATTTCAGATTGCTGTGTTGCTTGAATTTTTGTTCTTTTATCTTTACGATCTTCTATTTCTTTTTCTTTTGATTGCTTTGCTTGAGTCTGTATTTGAGCTAATTGTAAATCATATTGAAATTGCTCAGCCATAATTTGTTTTTTAATTAAAGCTTCTTGTTCCATTCTTTGTATTTCAAATTGAGATTTAGCTTGCTCTATTTGAATTTCTGTCTGTGCTAAAGCTTGATCTTTTTGCACTTGAGCAAAAGCCGCTTTTTCAGCAGTCTCTGCGTTTGCTTGAGCTTGAGCTTGAATCTGTGCTTGTTGAGCTTCTCTATCTTGTTCTTGTTTTTTAATTCTTCTAAATTTTAAAACTTGATTAGCTAATTGTAAATTTTTAACTTCTCTAATATCAATAGCGTCTTCTAAAAATATTTGGCCAGATTGTAAAGCAACTTGTATATTTTGTTCAACCATAGCTTTTTCTTCATCTTCTGGCTCTAGTTCTAAAAATATACCAAAATCATGCAGGCCAATTGTTTTAATTTCTTCTAACGTTGATACATTAAATTTATTTAACGATTTAATTAAAGCTTCATTAGTTAATTGAAAATTTAACATATCCGCTATTCTTAGTGATATGTTTTCACAATTTCTAAGAGTTAGATATAAACTTGCATCTAGTATATGTTTTGTTGCAATATTAGAAGCATTAGCTGCCATTTTTTGTAATCCTACTAAAGCGTTTGGATCTGGTTGGCTACCATCTCTAGCTTCATTAAGTCCTGTTACATCTCTTATCATTTGTAGATAATATTGATAAGTAGAAACAAGAGATTGTATTTTACCATTAGAGCTAGAGGTTTGCAATTCTTGAATAGGTACTTTACCTCTATTAGGATCACCATCTTGTGTTAAAGATCTACCAACTATACTACCAGTTTGAAAGTACATGTTTAATGCTTCTTGTGGATTATAATTAGTACCATTACCTAAATCAACTTCAGCTAAACCATCAACATCTACAAACACACCATCAGGAACCATACGTTGTATTACTTGCTGCAATTTTAATGATGTTAATTGAATCATGTCTGCAAAACTAGTTATACGACTAACTAAAGATTCAATCCTGCCTTGATATAAATTAGGTGCACATATATTATAATTCATATGTACTTTACTTATATCACTATTAGGTCTTGTCATGTTTTCTGCAAGTTTCCATTCTAGCATTTGTGGAACACCCATTACTTTTGCCCCACTAAATAAAACCTCTATACTTCTTGAAACTCTATTGAAATTATCACTTTGTGGTGGATTAAAAGTATCTGGTTTTTGTAATGTTTTTTCTAAACCATTTTCAGTTCTTTTAATTTTAAATACTTGATCAATAAAAGTTTTATATTCAAAAAACAATATTTGAACTAAATCATTGTCATAATTAGGATTAGCTATATAACCATCACGACCAGGATATTTAACCATTTTTTCCATTTCTTCATCTGTAAGATATGGAAATTTCTTTTTTATTTCAGCTAAAGTCATAGACTTTATTTCACCTACATAATATACATCTTCAAAATTAGGATCGTTTGTATAAGAATAAACTAAATTAGCAGGGTCTACATAATCAACAACAACACCGTTAGCTTTGTTAAAGCTAGTTTTAGCAGCTCCAATACCTATTATAGTTATATCTTCTATTACTCTTTTTTTTGTTAAATGATATTTATTTAAAGATAAGATATTATTTATAGCTTCTTCTTCAGCAATTTCTACAGATTGTTTATAATCTAATTGCATAAAAACTTCTAATTCTTTAACATTTCCAGGAAGTTCACTAGTATCTCTATCACTAGCTCCTACTTTTAAACCAAGCTCTTTATTAAACATGTCAAGATACTCTTTGTTTATTATATCTGACATTAAAAAATTCGCATAATCTGTTCTAGTTTTCACAGAAACAGGGTCTTGCGCAAAAGCTTTTATATCATAATTTTTAGCAGCAATCCCATTTACTACTATATCTACAAATTTAGGTATAATAGGTACTGGCGTCCAGTCTAAATTTAAATAAGACAAATCACCATTAATAGATAATTCATCTTTATATTTTTGTACACTCTGCTCTCCACGAGCGTATAATCTTAAATTGTGAAACTTTTGATAACCTGTATTCCACCTACTACCATTCACTCTTCCTCCTCTAAACCATTCGTATTCAATAGCTTGTCCAACCAGTAATCCATATTCTAAAGTTCTCTTTTCCTCTTCAGATACCATCTGATTAGGAAACGCACTATTAACACCAGTGTTTAATTTCATCTATTAATTATTTTTGATTCACTACCTCTATTGTCATATTTGGAAAAATTTAAATTTACTGGTTCCTTTATAACTTCAGCAACGGGTCTATATTTATTTTTATTACAAGCCATGATAGCTAACCCAGAACTTATTGAAGCATCATGTTTAGTTCTATCGTTTATATTAAATGAAGCCCAGTCTTCTAACGTTCTTTGAAAATACATTGTTCCATATTGCTCATTGTTATAACCTACAAAATTTTCAATATAAGCTTCAATTGCAGCAGCATGTGCCTGTTTTATATCTTGACTTGAATTAGGTATTCCACCTATTTCTTTTTCTGTTACAGATAGTTTATGCATAGTTTTATCTGGTCTATTCATCGCATACTTTCTATAACCTCTACGTTTAAAATGGTAAAGTAATCTAGGTTTATTGTTCTCAGCAAGTATAGGCATACCATAAAATATGCAAGCCATAAGAACATCTTCAAAAAATATTTCAGCTGTTGGTGGTCTAGATATGTATTCTAAAAAGAATAAATTAGCTGGAGCATCTTCCATACTGAATTTAGTTAATCCATGAAGTGATCCTTTAGATCCTCTACCGTCTACTGTACCTGATATATCATAACTATCACAACCAAAAGCTCCCATATGTTCATTACCAGGAAACTTCATATTATTTTTTATTAATATTCTATTTTGTTGAATAACGTTAGGAACCCAAGACACCATAAACCTACCTTGTTTACTTGGAACAAACATAACGCTTGTATCTTGTATCCCATCTTCCCACTGAAAATTACCTTGTGTAACAACATTTGAATTTTTTAAATCTTCATTGTAATCTATT